TCTACAACTGTTACGCTTACGCCTGGTGAACTTAGTTGAGCCATTGTGTTATCTCCATGAGTACATGTTCTTGTATGTATTTATGGCATTTGGCTTTTTTGTTGTAGTTATAATGCCGGAAAGTATCAAAAAAAGGGAAAGAAAGGTAAAGTAAAATAAATATCTTATAATTGAAAGGTATGAAAAGGTATGACTGAAGACATAATTAATAACAAATATAAACGATGGTATGATTCGTTAATTGATCATGCAATATGCCGCCAAGCAACCCCTTCAATATTAACAGAAACACATCATATAATACCTAGAAGTTTAGGTGGCACAGATGATGGAAAAAACTTAGCAGTTTTGACTCTTCGAGAACACTATGTTGCTCATTTATTATTATCAAAAATGTTAAGTGGTGGGAGCGCAGTTAAAATGGCACATGCTTTAAAACTAATGTCAGGAAATCAAAAATACTATAAAAATGGATTTAATTCAAAGAAATATGAATTAGCAAAATCATTAATTAGAAAAATTTATCAAACAGCCGGCCAAGAATATCAGGCCCAGACTGCTATCCAAAGCAATGTATTATCAGAATATACTGATCTAGAAAAAGTATATAAACGGGGAGTTTGTAAAATTTGCAAGATAGAACCGAGAGCAGTTAATTATATAAAAAATGGCAAGACTTATTATAGGTCGAAATGCGAAAGTTGCCAAATTGGTAAGGTACGAATTGCTACACCTAAGTGGGTATTTGACGGGTATCAAAAAGGAGATGTCTGTGAAATTTGCAATTTTAAATCTAAATTTCGAGAACAATTAACAGTTATATCAAATAACAAAAAATATAAGACTATTTGTTTAAATTGCCAGGTTGCTGTTAAATTGACTCCACCAAAACCGGCTCCCGATTTATAAGATTAATCAGAAACTACAATCGATGGCATGGGGTGAAGTGCCGATTCAATAATAGTATCGATCTGAGTTAAATCCGGATTTATAAGCTGTTTAACTCGAGCATATAGATCGTCAATAGTAGCATCATTGGTTAAAACAGCATCAAACTTAGTTCCGCACCATGCAGTTTCGCTAGCGTGAATACCTAGTTTCTCCATATTGCCTTTTGCACGACTCCAATTTAAGCACTTAGGACCAGCGTTAACATCACATGCATCGTTGTACCATTCAGGGTCCGGTCCACGCTTTACACGGATAACAATGCCACCTGCATCTTTAATTGATTTAATTTCGTTAGGAAACCGGCAGTCGCTAATGACAATATCGTCGGTACTGTTGCGTAGTTTATTTTCTAAACTGGCAATCCAGATATCATCGTGGAACGCTCGACGGCATACTTCTGTGCCCCAGTATTGTAGGACCCAGCGTGGGGTTAGATTAGGCATGCCTAAGCGTTCTGCCCACCATGGATCTACTTGTTCACGCCATTCCCTCGCCTGTTTTGTGCGGCCTTCCAGCATGGTTCTGTCCCAGCCAAACACATAGGCTACTGCATCTTTAAGGCTGTTGGCAAATGATTCTCGTCGAAATCCGTGAAAGTTTGTTAAGTAATCTGCAATGGTATCTTTACCACTGCCAATAAATCCACAGACGCCAATAATCATAGTAATCCCCTAAAGATGTACTATTATATAACAGATTTATTACAGGTGCAATTATTTTGTTGCCAAATGTTTAAGGGGAACTTGCCCCCAAAGGTTAATGGTAAAAACATAACGAGATTCCGAAGACTGATTAGATTCTGTCTTATGTGGTAACCATCCTGGAAAAATTAATAAATCTCCAGATGTTATATCTATCGGGTACCATTCTGATCCAGTTTTTTGTCTATATTCGCTTGGTTGCCCACCCCAGTGGTAGCTCATCGGATCTCTAAACATAATACGTCCGCTGTTTGCTGGCGCATACAAATAAAATGCTAGAGTAATTTGTACCCCCGGGTGAGTATGTTCATCAGTCCACGCTCCGATGTCATGTCGATTAATCCAACTGTTAGTTACATGATATGGTTGTTTTGTCAGTCTCCATAGTCTCACAGCTTCATCAACACGTGGCATGATCCATTGCCTAAGGCTATTAAACTCTGGCCAAGTATGCGGTTGATCTTCAGGGCGATCCTGTAAATCTACTGTGCTAATCCCGCCTGCTTTTTCTATGTCAGTATTGTTATTAACTCGTGAAATTAAATCATCAACTTTAGATTTAATTGCTGACCAATTTAGATCGGCATAGTGCGCCTTAAAAATTATAGGGCTCCATGGATCAACTACTGTTAATAAATTATCCACGGAAGATTTTCCTTTTCATAAGATCTACATAATCTTGAGCTAATCGATAGAGAGTATTAAGATTTTGATTAGGTAAATCTCTTTTGACCTGCAGACATGCATTCATAACCTGCTGCAATTCCGGTGTTACTACGGTACGCTTTAACTGCACAGTATCGTTGTCTTCTGTTGTAAATTGTACACAGTACAGCGGCTGTCCCCGCTTGAACGAAATTATCTCATCGGAATAAATTTCAACTCCATAATTTTGTGGACGTATCCAACTGTTAATTTTCATCTGTCCGGGTACAAATCCCACTTGGCTGGGTGCAAAGAAATAAGGTAACACTGTACAAGTTACTGATTTTTTGCTATTTGTGATAAAAACATATCTTGGAGGAAAACTTACAATCATAGGATCGCAGTCGTTGTTCCGATGGCTAACTATCACATAGTTAGTAGGAATGCCATCAACTGCTACACGATTATTTTTAATATCCGGTTGTACGGTGAAATCATAGGGACTACGTAATACCCACGTATTTTTAAAATAACCACTCATAGCAGGACACTGCAAGAACTCACTATTTGTTCTGTTGGATGTTACATATTTGAACAACGATTCAGGTTCAAAGTGTGTAATATTAAAGTGGGAGTGTGCACCGTTGGCATTATCTACCGGAGCCCAATTTATTTCGATCATAAAAATCCTCTATATACTATATAACAGAATTTTCACTGACCTAAAATATTTTTAATTATTATCCGGTTATGAAGTAATAGGCATTACTACCGTTAACTTCGTTGTTGATTAGTTCTTTATCCAATCTTTCAATTTCTTCTTTGCTCTCAGAAATTAATGCAGTACCGTTTAAGGTAATAGGACTTCCTGGTCCTGCAATTGATCCAAACTTACTACGTGCTTGTCCTAGTGCCATTTTAGCTGTAGCTAATGTATAATCCTTTAACCACTGTTTAGCATATGGGTCTTGTAATAATACCCAATCTGGTCGATAGTTATAACACTGTACTAGAATTTGTTCACCTTGAGCAAATGGACGTTGTAGAATATTTAAGATGTGTGTTGTAGGTTTCCACAAAAATTCAATATAGCTACCGAACATACGTCCAACTAGCTTTTGATATCCAGCAAATGCATCATAGGTTGCTAGACCACCCATCATACTGCCTGACATCAAATAGGTATTTGTATAGGCTAAGTTGAATGGTTCAAACAATGTTCCGCCTGCGCCAATTCCACTACGTGAGCCAATAGCACGACGGAAAACCTGACGTACTGTAACAACTTCGTCAGGTAAACGGTATTCGTTCTGATCTTGGATTAGCTCTAAAAATAAGTAGCTTTCTTCAACAGCATTAGGACTACGTTGACGATAGCGAGTTAATGCACGATCTAGAGCCATTTCGTAATGAGCAGGGTCTAATTCTACTTCCACCATGCCGTCGCCTAGCATTAGCTTAACATAGTCAAATACCTTATTGCGTTCTTGGGTTGAATTAGACTGCGTTGATGATGGCAAATCGTCCATATTTTTGTTCTCCTTACATATTTATCTAACGATAAATATCATATGCCACGTTTATCACTCTATAAGCCCGAAAAGGGCAATGATTACAAGTTTATCGATCGCCAAGCTAGCGAGATGTTTCAAGCTGGTGGTACTGATGTATATTTACACAAGTATTTAGGTGCAAATACAGACACCTCAAATGCTTCTGCTGATCAGCCTAATTATGCGTCAACTGCGGTGACAAATATTCAAGATTTGTTATTCTTAGAAAATCGCGATCGCAAGTACGATCAAGAAATCTACAGAATTCGCGGTATGTACAATGTACAAAATATCGATTTTAATCTAAGTCAATTTGGTTTGTTTATTGATAATGATACGCTGTATATGACAGTACATATTAACGATTTTATCAAGTACATCGGTCGTAAACCGATCAGTGGAGATGTTATAGAGCTTCCGCATTTGCGTGATGACTTTGCCTTAAACGATTTTGACATTAGTCTACCACGTTATTATCAAATTACAGATGTAGGACGTGCCAGTGAAGGATTTTCAGTAACTTGGTTTCCACATTTATACAGATTAAAATTAACTAAGATCACAGATAGTCAACAGTTTGCTGATATCTTTAATAAACCTATGCTGGATGCTAATGGCGATCCAGTTGTTGGCGGTAGTCCAACACTTAAAGATCTACTCAGTACCTACAACAAAGAAATTGAAATTAATAATCAAATTGTTGCTCAAGCAGAAGCAGACGCACCATTAAGTGGTTATGAGACTCGTCAATTCTATACACTAGCAGTTGATCCTAATACTGGAAAACCAGTTCTAGAAACAGCAGATGAAAGCACCTTAGATGCTAGCCAGATGTCCTATAAAGCTAACGACAATAATGCTCGACCTGTACGTACCGGTTACACTGGTTATTTGATCGGAGATGGTTTTCCGCAGAACGGTTACGATTTTGGATTTGGTATTCAATTCCCTGAAGCACCGGGGGTGGATGATTTCTTCCTACGCACTGATTTCTTTCCAAATAGACTATTCCGATATGATGGTCCAAGCAGTGCCTGGGTTAAGGTCGAAGACTCGGTACGCATGACAATGACCAATAACGACACTCGAGCTACACAGAAAACTGGATTTATTAATAATACAAATTACACATATAATAATCAAGTGGCTACTGACTTGATTGAGCTAACACAAGGTCAATCAGTTATCAATACTAGAATTTTATACTCTACAGCAGAAGGCGCTGCCTATGTAGTCATTAAACAGGGAGTCACTCGATTAGAATATGCTGTTAGTGATTATCCAGCAATCACAGGCGGGTATAATGGAATATTATACTATACACTGACTAACGGGCACTACGACTTACAAATCAATTTACCAACAATTGATGGAACTCAACAAGTCATACCTTTTGCGGGTCAATGGACAATAACGCTATATAACACAAGAGATGAACAAAGACAAAGTCTAAGTAAGGCGCTTAAACCAAGGGCGGATCTATAATGCAGTTTTTTTATGACGGGCAAGTAAGACGATATATTACACAGGTTATTCGTGTTTTCAGTAACTTCACAGTCAAGTACGGTGATGGCACATTACATCAGGTACCTGTTATGTATGGAGATGCTGATCGTCAAGCAGCTAGCATTATTAGACAAAACTCAGAAAATGCTGTAAATTCAGTTCCCCGTATTTCTGTATATGTTAGTTCGTTGGCGTTAGATCGTGATAGACTAGCCGATTCATCATATGTGGGCAAACTAAATGTTCGAGAGCGTGATGTAAATTCTGATGGAAGATATACCAATGCACAGGGCCGTAACTATACGGTAGAGCGCATAATGCCTACTCCTTTTAAGTTAGACTTAAAGGTTGATATTTGGTCATCAAGTACTGAACAAAAATTACAGATTCTTGAACAAATCTTAGTTTTGTTTAATCCCAGCTTAGAATTACAAACCACAGACAACTATATTGACTGGACTAGTTTAACTGTATTAAATCTTAAAGATATTAATTGGTCAAGTCGATCAGTGCCTGTAGGTAATGACACTCCCATAGAAGTTGGTACTCTAACACTAGATACGCCTATCTGGATCAGTCCCCCAGTCAAGGTTAAACATCTTGGTGTTATCACAAAAATTATCACAAGTTTATACAATACTAACAGTAACTATCCAGCAGGATATCTCGACGGGTTAGGTATTGATCCTGAACTACAATCAGATGCTAGTAGCCCTAACCTGTCAAATTTACTTGCCACAGAAACTACAACTATTTCAGGATTTAAAATTCAAGTTTATGATGGACAGGTCAGATTGCTGACTGCAAATAGTGGAGTTGTTCCAATTGGCAACACCTTGGATATTACTGTACCGACTAACAGTGTACAAGATTGGAATATGGTGTTTGACCAATATCCGGGTCAATATACTGCTGGCAGTAGTATGATCTATTTACAGCAACCAAACGGTACATATGTCATTGGTACTATTGCTGTTAATCCCTTGGATAGTACTATTTTGCAGGTCAACTGGAATCCAGACACCTTGACTTCTAACACAGGGATTGACAGTAATGGATTATTAGATACTGATCATGACTATAATGCTGCTGGCAGTTATAGACCCAACAGCCCGGGTACATTTGATGCGATTGTTAATCCATTAACTTATAATCCAGGAACACCTGCGATCGGTACTCGATTGTTAATTATTGAGGATATTGGCAGTGTAGAAAATGATGTTCCAGCAACTGCTTGGGGTTCATTAGTAGCACATGCAAACGACATAATAGAATGGACAGGTTCAGCCTGGCACGTTATTTTCAACAGTGCTCATGAATCAGACACCATGGTGTGGCAAACTAATATATACACTAACGTTCAATACTTATGGAATGGTGTTTCATGGGTTAAGAGCTTTGAGGGTGAATATACTGCTGCACAATGGAAAATAGTACTGTAACATATCAAATATTTGACAATTTTTTGTCTCAAGAATCCTTGAAAAAAATTCAGGATGCTATGCTTGATATTACTTGTCTCGCTCCGATCGCTTGGTTTTACAACGACATAGTTGACTATCACGATCCTGAGAACGACTATCTTAATAATTTTCAATTTACTCATACATTTTATATTGCTGGTCGACCATGTAGTGATAAATTTTATCTATTAGATGAGATAATGGGTAAATTAAATCCAGCAGCAATTGTTAGAATTAAAGCTAATCTGCTAACAGTGACACAAGAAAGAGTAGTTCATAAGATGCACTGCGATATAGATAATCTCAAATGCAAAACAGCAATATTCTATGTTAATTCTAACAACGGTGTTACT